CCCTCGCTGCGATCTTCCCACCGGACTGCTCGCGCTGGTCCATCCCCGCCCGGTACCCGTGCCGATGCTCAGCCACTTCCGCCCGCGCCCCAGCGGGACGGACAGGCGGACCCGGAACGGGCCGATGGTGACTGCCTGGCTGATCCTGGTGCGTGCCATCACCGGGCTCCTTCCTTCGCTTCCCGCTCCCGCTGCCTGCGCTTGCGGACCCTGGCCGAGCATCGCTGCGAGCAGCAGTCCGTGTCGGTCCGGCCGCCTTCGCTGCGGTAGAACGTCTCGCCGCAGCCAGGGCACCTCTTCGGCGGCGGCAGCATCGCGCGGCACACCGGGCACCGTTTCATACCGCCGACTATACCCCCGATGTCACAGGATGAGGCCGTGCCGAGACGTGACATCCTTCTCCTGACCGGAGAAACATCATGGCCACGCAAACACGTAACGGCAAAGGCCGGTTCATCCGCGCCGCAGACAGCCGCAAGCGCGACCACAGGGCCGCCGAGCTGCGCACCCAGGGCTGGAGCCTCCAGCGGATCGCCGACGAGCTCGGGTTTGCCTCCCGCGGCCACGCCCACAACGCCGTCATGCGCGCCTACGCCGACATCCCGTCCGAGGCGAGCGAGCACGCGAAGCAGCTCGACCTGGAGCGGATCGACCGCCTCATCGAGAAGGCGTGGGAGATCATGCTCCGCGACCACCTAACTGTCTCCCAGGGCCGCGTCGTCGGCAAGCAGACCGGGTGGCAGCGCGACGACGACGGGGCGATCCTCCGCGATGGCGAGGGGAACCCTGTCCCGCAGTACGAGGACGTGCTCGACGACGGCCCCGCGCTTGCCGCGATCCGGGAGATCAGGAGCCTGCTGGACCGGCGCGCGAAGATCATGGGCTACGACGCGCCCGCGCGGTCGCGCATCGAGGTGATCACCGAGGACGTGCTGGACGCCGCGCTCGCCGACCTGGAGGCGCAGGTTGCCGCGAACGACGCCGCTGCTCAGCGCGCCGCCGGAGAAGCTGCGCCGGTACCGCGAGCTTAAGGAGCGGCACCGCAGGCAGGAAGCGGAGCGGCTCCGCAGCGCGGACGTCTTCGGGCTGATCGGCTACGAGCCGAACTGCCTGCCCCGCAACGAGGTCCGCATCCGGGTCGCGGCGGAACTCGGGATAGCCAGCCCGTTCGACCCGCGCGTCAGCGAGGCGGCCGCGCCGCTCCTGCCGCCTATGTGCGGGAAGTGCCCGCAGGAGCAGTTCCACACCGCGACCGAGGACGCGGTACTGTACGGCGGCGCTTCCGGCGGCGGCAAGAGCTTCGCGATCACCGCTGAGGGCATCCGCTGCTGCGTCCGCTACCCGGGCCTGCGCGTCCTGCTGGTCCGCCGGACCTACGACGAGCTTGAAGAGTCGATCTTCCCGGCGCTGCGGAAATTCGGTCACGCGCAGGCCGTCGGCGGCCGGTGGAACGGCACGGCCCGCGAGATCACGTTCAGCAACGGGAGCATCTACCGGTTCCGGTACCTGGAGACCACCGACGACGCGTCGCGCCGGCAGGGCGGCGAATACCAGCTCCTGCTCGTCGACGAGCTGACCCTTATGGCCCCGGGGGTCGTGGACATCCTCCGCTACGAGCGGCTGCGCGCCGCTGACGGCCTGCCGGTGATCGGCCTGCGGGCCACCACCAACCCGGGTGGCGCGTCGCACGGGCCGGTGCTCGAGGAGTTCGTCGAGCGGACCGGGCACGGCGGGAAAGTCGCCGTGTCCGAGCAGGGCCTGACGGTCCGCTTCATCCAGGCGAAGGCGAGCGACAACGCCCACCTGGACGCCGGCCACCGGGCCAGGCTCGACGCGATCCCGGACCCGGCGAGACGCGCGGCGATGCGCGACGGCGACTGGTACCAGTGGGCCGGGATGATCTTCAAGCAGTACCGGCGCGAGCGTCACACGCTCGACCCGGTGACTCTCCCCGCGTCGTGGAAGCGCTACAACGGCATCGACTGGGGGTTTGCTAAGCCCTGGGCGGTGCTGTGGGGCGCGGTCGACGAGGACGGCCGGGTCTGGGTATACCGGGAAATCTACGAGACCCAGGTCGGGGAGTCCGAGCAGGCTCGGCGCATCATCGAGGCCGAAGCGGAAGGCGAGCAGGTGCTCGTCCGCTACGCCGACGACGCGATGTGGGCGACCCGGGGCGACGCGAAGCCGATCGCCACGGTGTACGCCGAGAACTCCTGCCACCTGACGCCGGCCGGGAAAGGACCCGGCTCGCGTGTCCAGGGCTGGCAGCGCTGGCACAGCTACATGGCCGAGGCCCCGGCGTGCCCGCACCACCGGGCGCAGGGCTGGGAGACATGCCCGAAGATCCACATCTTCCGCACGTGCGAGAACCTCATCGCCGAGCTGCGCAGCCTCCCGTATGCGCGCAAAGGCGACCCTGAGGACGCCGACTCCGACGCCGCCGACCATGCGATGGACGCGGGACGATATCTCCTCATCAACCTCGGCGGCGGCCCGTCGTTCACGATCCTCCCCGAGCAGGCCCCTAACCCGGTCGCGGACCAGATCCAGCCGCTCCAGCCGCTCGGCCCCTACGCGTACCGGCCTTACGCCGATGACCCGGACTGGTACCGGGACGAGGAAGACCTGGCGAGACGCACAGTGCGGACAGTGACGGAGGCCCAGTGACAGTCATCACCGGCCGGGTGCCGGTCGCGGAGATCTCCCGGCAGGCACGCGACATCCGGTTCGGCCGGTCCGTGCTGGCCCTGGTCACCGGGGTGCTGTTCGCGGCCGGGTGGGCGCTGGCGAAGCTGTTCGCGGTGGCGTGGCTCACCGCGGCGTGGTCGACGACGGCGGTCCGGGTGGGCTGGCAGCACGCCCAGGCGCATGCGAAGCCGTCCCGGTCGGCGATCACCCAGGAGAACGCGGACCTGCTGTCTGAGGTGGAGCGGCTCCGCGCCGAGGTGCAGCGGCTGAACGGAGGCTGACATTGGCCTCTGACCTGGTGCCGCGGGCGAGCCTGGTCGAGCGGGTCGCCGCGGCGCGCCCGTCCCCGTCCTGGTACTCGTGGCGGATCAGCGAGGCGTCCCCGGTCCGGGCGCTGACCCCTCAGCAGGTCCAGCGGTCCGGCTACGCCTACGGCGTGCCCCCCGGCGGCCTGAACGAGGTCAACGCGGGGATCGGCGCGTCCACCCAGACGGACCGCAAGAGCGAGCTCCAGCAGCTCTACGAGGCCTACCTGGCCTGCCCGTGGGCGTGGGCGTGCGTCAACGCGGTGGCCCGCACCATCACAGCCGGCGGCATCGTGATGGACTGGGATTCCGACACCGGGGAAGGCAACGCGGAGGCACCCTCCAAGCCGGCGGCCGTCCTGGCGATGGAACGGCTGATCGCGTTCACGAACCCGCGGCAGAACATCCGCCAGCTCATGCGGAACGTCGTCGTGGACCTGGAAGTGTTCGGCGACGCGTTCATCGAGGTCGTCTGGTGGGGCGGCACCCCGGTGGCGCTGTATAACCTGGACAACCCGACGACGACCCCCCTGGCTGACGAGCACGGGGACATCACCGGCTACAAGCAGGTCACCGAGTACGGGCAGATTGCCCCATTCGAGCCGCGGGACGTCATCCACATCTCGATGGACGCGCCCCGCTCCGGGGTGTTCGGCGTCTCGGCCACCCAGGCGAACATGCTGCCCATCACGGCGTGGCTGTTCGCGGCCGCGACGGGCAAGGAGATGTTCCGCAAGGGCCTGCCGCCGACCGTCCACGCGGACTTCCCCGCCGGCACGCCCGAGGCCGAGCAGGGCAAGTGGGTCTCGCAGGTCATGGCCCGCAACGTCGGCCCCCGCAACATCGGCCGGCCGTGGGTGACCCGCGGCGGCGCGACGCTGGGCGAGCTCCAGGCCGGGAAGGTCGCGGACGTCCTCGCGTTCCTGAGCCAGAAACGGGACGAGATCATCGCCGGCTACGGCGTCCCCCCGTCGAAGGTGTCGATCATCGAGTCGGGGAACCTGGGCGGCGGCACGGGCGAAGAGCAGGACATGACGTACCGGATCGACAAGTGCGCGCCGATCGCCGAGCTGATCCTGGAGGCGTTCAACTTCGCGATCACGCGGAACGGGTTCGGCATCGCGGACTGGCACGCGAAGTTCCGGGAGATGGACTACCGATCGAGCGAGGTCAGGGAGCGGATCCGCGACACGCGGATCCGGAACGGCTCGTACACGATCAACAAGAGCAGGACCGAGATCGGGGAGCCGCCGGTTGATGGCGGCGACGACGCGGTGATCATCGACCGGCAGAACCTCGTCCTGGTCAAGGACCTGGCAGCCATGTCGAAGGCGACGGTCGAGGGGAAGGCGGGCCTCCCGGCGCCTCCGCCGCCCGGAGACGTGCAGCAGGACGGGGCGCCGCTGCCGGGCGCCGGCCATGACGGCCCTCCCGCTGAGGCGCTGGCGGAGTCGGCGTGGGACGGCGGCCGGCCGGTGATGCGGGCCGTGTACGCGCAGCTCGCCAGGTCCTTCCCGCCCGCCGCGATCCGCTGGGTCAGCTCGGCTTCGTGGACGGGGCCGCGCCGGGTGCCGCTGGCTGCCGTCGATACGGATGACCGCCGGGAGTGGGACGCGTCGCACGAGCCGGGCGAGGTGGCCCGGTTCGCCGCCAAGCTGAAGCGCAGGCACGCCGACGGGCGGGAGCTGAAGCCGGCGGTGCTGGTGCAGCGGCCGGACGGGAAGCTGCTGGTGGCGGACGGGCATCACCGGTTCCTCGCCTACGAGCAGTCCGGGGCCGGGTACGTGTGGGCCTACACCGGCAAGGTCAGCGAGCAGCAGGGACCGTGGGGCCGCCTGGCCCTGTCGCAGGGCAGGGGCGCGGCCTGATGGCAGACGCCAGATCCCTGCTCGCTGCCGTGGCGGACGCGCTGAACGCCTGCGAGGCGGCCGGGCTGAAGCCGAAGCTGAAGCACGGCATCGTGTTCACTCGCGCCGGCTACGTCCTCCCGGTCAGTGATCACCAGTGGGCCGCGCGGACGCTCCGGTACACCGAGTTCAGCGACGGCGGCGAGGAAGAGGACTGAATGGCGGCAGCGGTGTCGGCGACGGTGAAGATCGCAGACTATGAGCCGGTCCGGGCGCTGATAGCCGGCACCGCCGAGGCCGTGAGGCTGTTCGGGCAGCTCAGCGGGGAAGAGCTGGCGGCACTGCCGGAAGCGGCCCGCGACGGCATAGCGGCGCTGACGGGGGAATGCGGGCCGCAGCTGACCCTGCCGGAGGACGCGACGTGCTGGGGCCTGGTCATCGTCGAGTGGCCGGCCGCCGTGCCGGGACCTCGCCCGATGCCGTCCTGGAAGGTCACGCTCACCGATGCCGTCAGCGGTGCCCAGATCGTCACCGCCGAAAGGGTCGTGATCCGCGCCGATGCCAGCGGGTTCGTCACCGCCGAGCTGACGATGCTGGCTGATGATGACGGGAAGCCGGTCTTTTCCGCCCAGCCGGACTCGGACCGTCCGGGCTGCATGAAGGTCAGGCTGGACGAGCACGGCAAGATCCGCACGGGCACCTTCCCGTTCCTCGTCGCCGAGATGCGAGTGGGCAGGCCGTGAGCGAGCAGCCCCCCGAGGAGCCGCAGGTCGCGCTGGAGCCGGACACGCTGCCGGAACAGCCGCTCACCGCCGCTAAGGCAGCGTGCTTCCTCGAGAAAGAGATCGGCTTACCGTGATCATGCTTCCCCGCCAGCCGGCGGTCGGTGACATCGTCCACTACGTGTCGTACGGCACGCCGGGCGGCGAATACCAGAGCGAGTGCCGGGCGGCGGTCATCACCGAGACGGACGGCGACCCGCGTCAGTCAGCCGGGCTGGCTGTCCTGAACCCGTCCGGCATGTTCTTCAACCGCGGCGTCCCGTACGATTCCGGGCCTGATGAGGCCATCGGCACGATCCTGTGCGACGGGAAGCTGCACTCAGGCGGCACCTGGCACGTGCCCGCCGCGCCGGATGCCGGGCCGGGGTGAGCCGTGCCCAGGCCGCTGCCGCACCTCTACTGCGACATCGACGGGGTCCTTGCGTTCCAGCCCGAGGGCACCATCGTCGCGGTCAACGGCCGCTTCGGGACCTCCTACCTGGTCGCTGAGGCCGTCACCTACCCGTGGGTGAGCACGCTCCCGCCAGCCCGGCAGCAGTGGGTTTCCGCGAACCAGGCGGTCATCGCCG